TGTTTTCAAAGAAAGCGTTTTGATCCAGATCCTGATAAAACGCAACGGTGTTGTCGGCGCTGCTCCGCGCCGCGCCCAGCGCCAGATTCGCCAGCTCGCACGAGCGGCGGGCGTCCTCCTCCGGGCGCATCGCGTAAATGCCGAACCGCGGCACGAGGTGAATCACGCCCATTTTATCCGACAGGCGGCGAATCCTGCGCTCAATCTGGCGCAGCCGTTCGAGCACCGCCGAGCGCTGGCGCTCCACCAGATGGAAGGCGAAGTGATCCGCGTCCACGCGCGCCACCGGCTCGCCCTCCGTCAGCCCGCTCTTGATGCACTCGTACACGCCGCGCAGCAGCTCATCGCCCTTCTGCGCGCCGAACATGCTCGCAATCATCCTGTAATCGTCCAAATCACAGGAGACCATGTAGCCGCCCTCCGCGTTGTTGACCTTCATCAAAAAGCCGGAGAAGTTGCTGCCGCCCGTCAGCGCGTCGGTGTAGGCCGCCTGACGCAGGCCTTCGTTGTAGCGCCGATACGCCATCAGGATGGAGAAGATGAACACCGCGCACATCAGCACGGTCACGCTCAGCAGGCTGCAGATGCTCGAAAACACGCCGTACATCCGCCCGTAGAGCGCGCCGGCGTCCATCACCATGACCAGATACCACGTGTCGTCCTGCCGACCGTTTTCAATCTTCCGGCAGCAAAAGCGCAGCTTCCCCGCGCCCAGCACGCGCCCATCGCCCGGCTGCTCCCCGGCGAGAACCTGCCGAAGCGCCTCCGCGTCCTGACGGCCGGTCTCCGAAAAATCCGCCACCCCATCCAGCAGATTGCCCGTCTCCGTAAGACGCGCGCTTGACGAGGCGACGACGATTTCGCCGCTCGATTCGACGATGTAACCGCGCCCCTCGCCGCCGAAGGTTTCCACATCCATCATCTGGTGAAACATTTCCGGCGTATAATCCGCAAAGACCACGCCGATGACCTTGCCCGTCTTCGGGTTGCGCACGGGCGCGCTCATAATGTGGACGATCTCTCCGTTGCTCAGCCGGTCGTTGATTTCGCCGGTGATGCAGTATTGCCCGTCCATCCCCACGCGGAAATAGGCGCGGTAGAAGAAATCGCCGGTTTCGCCGTCGCTGGTCACCGTCCGCCCCGTCGAGTTCATATAACCGAGGCGCTTGAAGCCGTAGCCGTTGGCGTATTTCCCGAGATTCGTCAGCATTTCCCGCGCGTTTTGCGGGTCTTCCGCTATTTTTTCGCCCACGTTATCCAGCAGCGCAAAGCGGCTTTCCAGCGTCAGCCGGAGCATGGCCGCGTTCTCGCTTGTCGTTTCGGCCATCTCCGCGTCCGCGGCGTTTTTCAGTCCCCTGCGGATGTAGCCGCAGCTGAAACCGACGCAGGCAAAAATCAGGGCGACCAGCAGCAGCAGACCCGCCCACAGCAGCCGATAGTCCTTCGCGCCCCTCGTCGCCCGATCCCGTTCCCGTCTCTTCATGGCTTCCCGATTCTCCAATACGCTTCCCCCGGCGCTCAAACGTTTTCGTTTATTTTACCATATATTTCAAAACGTGGCAACCACACAAACGAATCCTGCGTGAAACCGCCGTCAATTCAGCCCCATCACGCCGAACAGCAGCATTCCCAGCGCGCCGCTCAGGCAGATCACCTTCGGAATACTGACCTTGAAGCGAACAAGCAGGAGCAGCCCCAGCGCGCCGATCGCGATGGCCGGCCAGCTCACGCCGCCCGGCTCCGCCGCGTAGTTCGTCGCGCACAGCGAAATAACCACGCCGAAGATCATGCCGACGCAGGCCGGGCGCACGCCCGTCATCAGCCGGGTCATAAAGCTGCTCTTGCGGAAGCGCTCAAAGAAAATCGCCGCCAGCAGGCACACCGTCAGCGTGGGTGACAGCGTGCCCAGATTCGCCGCAATCGCGCCCAAAAGACCGGCCGTGCGCATGCCCGCGAACGTCGCGCAGTTCAGCCCCAGCGGGCCGGGCGTCATCTCCGCAATCGCCACGATGTCGGAAACCTCCGAGGCGGTCATCCAGCCGTGGGCGGTCATCTCCGAGGTAATCAGCGGGATCATCGAAAGGCCGCCGAAGCTCGTGAAGCCGATTTTCAAAAAGCTGACGAACAGCTCAAGCAGCACCATCATGCTTCTTGTCCCCCTTCCGCTCGTAGAACTCCGCAATCAGCAGGCCGCAGACCGCGCCGATGACCACCAGATAGACGCAGTTGACGTTAAAGAACAGATACAGCGCGATCACCAGCAGCATCACCGCGTAGCACGGCGGATAGCGGAACGCGCTGCCCACCATGCCCAGCACCGCGCTGATCATAATCGGCACAACCGCCGCGCGGATGCCGCGCATCGCCGCCGCCACCCAGAGGTTATTCTGGAACGCCGTGTAAAACTGCGTGATGACGGCCAGCACCGCCAGCGGCGGCAGGATCATGCCGAACAGGCAGGCCATGCCGCCCGCCACGCCCGCCACGCGATAGCCGTAGAGCATCGCCACGTTGCCGATCATCGTCCCCGGCAGGCTGCGGCCGACGCTGGTCAAATCCAGCAGCTCTTCGGATGTGATGACCTTCTCCTGCTCAACGTAGAGCTTCTGCATCTGGGCGACGATGCTCCAGCCGCCGCCGAAGGTGAACAGCCCAAATTTCATAAACTGAAAAAACAGCCCCAGAACCTGTCTCGCGCGCTTCACGGATGCGTTCCTCCCTTGATATACGAAC